TCGGCACCGAAGGCGTCACCTACACCCCCGGCGTCGAGAAGACCTTCTACGACGCCTGGGGGAAGCCTCGCTTCAAGGGCAAGACCAGCAAGGGCACGCTCGAACTGAGCTTCAACGCTCTCGAACGCAACGCGGTCAGCGCCGGCATCGCCTACGGCAAGGACGCGGGCTTCATCTCCGTACCCAAGGGTGTCTACCGGCATCTGCTGATCGTCACCCGCGAGGAAGACGTCGAAGAGGTTGAGTGGACCACTCGCCCCGCGCTGCTCACCACGGGCGCGTGGACGAAGTCCGAGTCCGGTGTCCGCACCTTCCCGGTCACCGCGGACATCTTCCCTGACAGCGACAATCACCTGCTCGGCACGGCGAACGAGAACGCAGGCGGTCCGACGACATGGACCGTCACCGTTCCGGTGGGCACCACGGCAGGCACCTTCCCGCTGCGCGTGGACAACCAGACCGTTGTGGGCATCTCCTTCAACGCGACGACTGCGGCCGTGAAGGCAGCTCTCGAAGCCCTCGCCACGGTCGGTCCCGGCAACGCGACCGTCACCGGCTCGGCCGGTGGACCGTACACGGTCGTTCTCGCCAACGGCGGCACGCTCGCCGCGCCCGCTGCATCGCTCACCCCAGAAGGCGTCGTCACCGTCGTCTCTGCCTGATGCCCCGATCGCCCGCCGGTGTGCAGCCCGGCGGGCGATCGGTCCCATCCGCTGCATATCCCTTTCTGCACAGAGGAGTTCGCAATGAAGCCGACCATCGGACGCATCGTTCACTATCAGTCGTACGGCACCCCTGGCGGTGAGTACCTGCCAGAACCACGAGCCGCAATCATCACCGAGGTTCACGGCGGTCCCGCTGGTGAGGTCGGCGTCTGCATTCTGAATCCCACCGGACAGTTCTTCAACCAGAGTGTGCCGCACGCAGACGAGCCGACTCCGGGGCATTGGAACTGGCCGCCGCGCACATGATCACCCCGCCGAGACTGCGCACGCCGAGTGATGCCGAGATAAACGCTGCGGCAATCGCACTCGACGTGATCAAACCGGGTGAGCGTCTCCGTCCCCGCGATCGGGCGAAGGTCGCCAAGACCATCCAGATCGCCGAGCAACTTCCGGATGAAGACGACGAGGACGAACTCGCGCCGTCCGATCCCATCGCGCTCATCGCACAAACCCACGCTGACCTGATCAAGGCCGGACTCACAGACCTCGCCGCCGACCGAATCACGGCGGCCATCGCGCCACAAATCTGGCGCGACAACCAAGGAGCTGCACATGCCCTCAGATGATGACTTCGCCGACTACGAGAACACTGCGCCGGAAGTCGATGCGCTGACCGCAGACGAGGTGGCCCTACTCGCGAAGTTCCGCGCCGAGAAGCGCGACGACGACTACACCCGCGTCGAGGCGGATTACCCCGACGTGGTCGCGCCCACCGTCGACGAGGAAGACATCGACGAGAACGACGAAGTGGCCGCTGCCGAGGAGGCCCTTCGGATCGCGCGCAAGAACAGCAAGAAGGGCAACCGCAAGCAGCGCCGCGCCGAAGCGAAATCCGCCGGCAAGATCCCCGCCAACGCACCCAAACCGCAGGATCACCAGAAGGCGAACGCCGCGCGCAAGTCCGAGGCATCCGACTCGACGATCGTTCTCACCCTGTGGGGCGAAGAGATCCGCGTCAACCGGTCCGCTCTCATCGACTCCTGGGACTGGCAGCTCGGCGCCATCGGCAAGAACCCGCTCCACATGGTCAAGGGCCTGCTCGGCGACAAGCAGTTCTTCTGGTTCTGCGCTCGCTCGCAGGCCGAAGGCAAGGTGCCGATGGATGCGGCTGCCGAGATCATGACGATGTTCGCCGAGGAATCAGGCGTCGGGACCACGGGAAACTCCTAGGCCTCCTGGCCGTCCTGCAATTGCGGGGCGACGACATCGAGGCCGACCTCAGAAGCATTCACCACATCGACTTGCGCGATCTGTGGCGGCCGGGCGGCGGGGACTCGCAGCTGACATTGCGTCTGCTGTGGGTCCTCATCCGTCGACTACCGCGCACCTCCGCGCTGGCGATCTCCGACAACGGCGGACACATGCCGTGGTCGATCGAAGAACACCTGCTCGCCGATCTGTGGGCGCTGCAAGCCAACCGTGGACGCAAGAAGGGCACGCCGTGGAAGGACTACCCGAACCGGCCGAAACCCGCTGCGAAACAAGCTGCGCAAATCGACGACGCCCGAATCAATCGCGCTGAGAAGCGATTCGCGGATCGCCGCCGAAGACTGGAAGAAGGTACCTGAGCATGGCCAGATCTGTCGGCTGGGCGTCCTTGCAAATTTTGCCGACCATCCCCGGCATCGCGAACGAGATCACACGGCAGGTCTCGGGACCGATCCGTCAGGCCGGTACCGCAGCAGGCGCGAGTCTCGGGTCGGCGATGGCCGAGGGTGTCAAGAAGTCCGAAGCCGAAGTGGTGTCCGCGACCAAGAAACTCTCGGCCGAGCGGGACAAGGCCGCAGACTCGTCGAACAAGGTCCGCATCGCCGAACTCAAACTGCAGGAACTTCGCGACTCCGGCAAGGCGAAGGCATCGCAGATCGCCACCGCCGAAGCAGCGGTCGAGAAGGCGCGCCGCGACAACAACAAGCAGGCGGGCGCAGCCGAAGCAGCGGAAACGCAACTCACACAGGCACGCAAGCGTGCCGCGGACGCAGCCGAAGCAGCGGCGAACGCCAACGATGACCTTGCCGATTCCAACGACGACGTCGCCGGTTCCGCCGAGCGCGCGGGCGGCGGACTCAAGGGCATGTTCTCCGGACTCGACTCCGGCACCAAGAAGCTCGCCGGTCTCGCCGCTGGTGCGGCCGGTGTCGGCGGCGCGATGGAACTCATGGGCAAGTCGATGGAGCAAGGCAAGGTCGGCTCCAAGCTCGCCGCGTCGTTCGGTGAGAGCGCCGAGGAAGCCAAGCGGTACGGCGAGGTTGCAGGTGACCTCTACGCCGGCGGTGTCGGCGACTCGATGGACTCAATTCGAGAAGCGGTCTCCGCTGTCGGTGGCTCGTTCGGGTCACTTGACACAATGGGTGGCGCACGTCTCGAACAGTTGACCACCAAGGCTGCAGGTTTCGCGGAGATCTTCGATCAGGACGTCTCAGGGTCGGTGCAGGCGGCGAGCCAGCTCATGCAGAACGGACTCGCGGGCAGCGCCGACGAAGCGTTCGACATGCTCACCCGAGGCATGCAAGAGGTCTCGGTCGGCATGCGGGACGAGTTGCCCGAAATCCTCAACGAGTACGGCACCAATTTTCGCGCTCTCGGCTTCGACGGCAAGGACGCGTTCAACCTGCTGATCTCTGCATCGCAGGGCGGCGCAATTGCGCTCGACAAGACCGGTGATGCCCTCAAGGAATTCACCATCCTCGGGTCGGACATGAGCAAGTCCTCGCAGGAGACGTACGAGGCTATCGGCCTCAATGCGCAGGAGATGTCTGACAAGGTCGCCCAGGGCGGCGCGGGTGCACAGGAAGCGTTGCAGGCAACTGCTGCAGGACTGCTGGAGATTACAAATCCGAGCGAGCGGGCAAGCGCCGCTATCGCGCTCTTCGGCGCACCGCTCGAAGACCTGTCGGTCGATCAGATCCCTGGATTTCTCGCCGGTCTCGCTGGCGCGGACGACGTCATGGGCGACTTTACCGGCTCGCTCGACGGCTCGATCGACGTCCTCAACGACAACGCCGGGTCCGCATTCGAGACTTTCAAGCGAGGGCTCGAGCAGAACGTCACGAGCATGCTCGGCGACAACGTGATCCCGCTGCTGGGGAACTTCACCGGCGCGCTCGAGGAGAACGAAGGTTCCGCTCTCGCTGCCGTTGCCGGCATGACTGGCATGGGTGGTGCGATCGCCGGATTCGAGACCGCGCAAGGCGCATTCGATTCCGTCAAAGAGGGCGCTATCGGCCTCAAGGACGGGTTCGTTTCAGCGAAGGACACCGCGGTCGGTATGGCCGACAGCGTCAAGAAGGGTGTGACCGCGGTCAAGGACTTCGATGTTGCGTCGAAACTGTCGTCCGCGACCACGAAGATCTGGTCCGGAATTCAGTTGGCGTTCAACGTCATCATGTCCGCGAACCCTCTGATGTTGATCGTGATCGGTATCGGGCTTCTCGTCGCTGCCGTCGTCCTGATTGCGACGAAAACAACGTGGTTCCAGACGATCTGGGATGCAGTGTGGGGTGGCATCACCGCCACCTGGGACTGGGTGTGGGGCAAACTGCAGGAAGGGTTCGCCTACCTCAAGGACGGGTTCGGCGCGATCGGCGACAAGGTAACCCAGGTCAAGGACTGGATCGTCGGAAAGTGGGACGAACTAGTCGGATTCATAACGGGATTGCCGGGCAGGATTGCGGCCGTCGCGTCCGGAATGTGGCAAAGCGTCGTGGATGCCGCTGGCGGCGCGAAAGATTGGGTCGTCGGCAAATGGGACGAGATGATCGGCTTCGTCACCGGGCTGCCCGGCCGGATCTCATCTGCTGTCTCTGGCATGTGGGATGGGGTCAAGGAGGCATTCAAGGGTGCGCTGAATTGGATCGTCGACAAGTGGAACAACTTCCGAATCCCGGCAATCCGTGTGGCTGGTGTTCAGGTCAGTCCGGAGATTAACTTCCCGGACATCGCACGGTTCGCTGCCGGTGGCAACGTCACTGGTGGCACCGCGGGCAAAGACTCAGTCCTGGCGATGCTCATGCCAGACGAGCATGTCTGGACGACTAAGGAAGTCGCTGCAGTCGGTGGTCACGACGCGATGTACCGAATGCGCGGCGCGGCCCTCGCGGGCGACCTGCCAGCGTTTGCGAATGGCGGCGGAATCCTCGCTGGTGTCCAAGCAGGTGCAAACCAGCGCAAGCCTGTCGATGTCTACCGCGACTGGAGCATGGTCCCCACGACGCCGCAGACCTCAGCACCGGTCAACCCGCAGGTCTTCGGTGGCCAGGACTGGACTCCGCCAGCACAGAACGCGGGCGGTAACGGCGTCCAGAACGTCGGCGCATCCGGTGTATCTGGCACCTCGGGAACGTCAGGAACGCCAGCCTCGTCAGGAGCGTCGGGTGTGCCGGGTGTATCGCCAGGTGGCGGCAGCGTGGGCGAGCCGTACGGCCTCGCGACTGGATCCAGCGTTGGTTACGGGTCGGCCGGATTCCCCGAGTGGGTGACCAGCCTGGCGTCGACGTACGGATTGCAGGCGAGTACGTATCCCGGCCATCAAGAGGGTGATCGAGCAGAGGCGGGCTACGCCCCCAATCCCGAGCATCTCAACCGTGGAATCGACTGGTCTGGGCCGGTAGCTGCCATGCAGACGTACGCCGAGTGGTTGTTGTCTATCGCGGCAAGCAATGTGGGTCTCGAGCAGATCATCTGGCAGAACCCGAACACCGGCCAGAAGATCGGTTGGGCCGGGCGCAGCGAGGATGTGAGCGGAAGCTACTTCGCGTCGGACTATTCCAGACATCAGGATCACGTGCACACGCGAACATCGGCCTCGATTGGCGAAGCCGCAGCTGATCCGGAGGTTTCGCCGACAAGCCCTGAGACATCAGCACCTTCGACGTCAGGTTCGCCTACAGTGGCGGGTACAACGTCGACGACCACGGACAGCACCAGCCCGCCCGAGAAGGAAAAGGCGTTCTCTGCACGTGATCGATGGCGTCAGATGGGCTCCGATATCGGCGGCATCTGGGCTGACGCCGCAGTCGAGATAACGGGCGTCGGTGAATGGCTCGATCTCGCCGACAGGTACACGATCAAACCCGGTTCATCGGCATCTTCGTCGTCGAGCACGCAGACGATGTCCAATGCCGAGGCTGATGCGGCGATCGCGGCAGGCACAACCGAGCCTGTCGACACGGTCGTCCGCACCGGGCATGACCTGTACGCGTACGAGATCGCCCGCGCGGCGAAGGATATGGGACTCGGCGAGCAGGCTGCAGTGATCGGTGAAGCGACCGCCCTCGTGGAGGTCGGCGATCCGCTCAAGATGTTCGCGAATGCGAGATTGCCTGCGTCACTGAATCTCCCGCACGACGCTGTCGGCTCCAATGGCAGCTCGACGGGGCTGTTTCAGCAGCAGGACTTCCCGGAGTGGGGCACGCTCGAGCAGCGGATGAATCCGTTCGAGAGCGCGAAGATGTTCTACGAGCATTTCCCGCCCGGCTGGGAACTGATGGATCCCGGAATGGTCGCACAGTCCGTGCAGCGCAGCGCATTCCCCGCCAAGTACGGCCAGGCGATGGATCGCGCACGCGAGCTGGTGGACGGTGCGTCACTGTTCGACACCGGGGGAGTGTGGGAGCCGGGCACGCTCGGCTTCAACGGACTCGACGAACCGGAGCTCGTCCTCAAGGATGCGCATTGGAAGATCGCCGAAGCCAACATCGACAAGGTCGACGAGCTTGTCGGGGCGGGTGGTCATAAGGGTA